CTTGACGGACAAAACCTAATGGTAAGTTGGGTAGACGGAAAGTTAAAAGCAGCAAGAAATAAAGGTCATCTGAAAAATGGTGGTAAAACTGCACCAACAACCGCAGGTATCGCTAATATGTTTAGTGGTAGAGGAAATATTAAAAAAGCATTCGTTGGTGCGATGAGAGATTTAGAAAAATCAATAGGTGGTTTATCTAATGCACAGAAAACAAAAGTATTTGGTAATGGAACCAAATGGATGAATTTAGAGGTTATATATCCACAAACAAGCAATATAATAGACTACGATGTAGCTGAAATAGTATTTCACGGAACTACCGAATACGACAAAACAGGTAGAGCAAAAGGATACTCAAAAGAATCAGCTCGTATGTTACAAGGTATGATACAACAAATAAATCAAAATATACAAAAAACATTTAAGATTTCAAAACCTAACTTCTTGAATATGAGTAAAGTTCAGGACTTCGGTAAAAAGAAATCTACATTTTTGAATAAATTAAATAAATTACAATCTCAGTATGGATTAAAAGATACGGATAGGTTGGGTCAATATCACGAATCTTATTGGAGAGAATATATCTTTAATGCAGGAAAGCAATTAAAAGTCAATATAAAACCAAATGAATTAGTAAATTTAACTAATCGTTGGGCATACTTCGATAAGAGTTACAAAATACCACAAATGAAAAAAGATTTTAAAGATAGACCAGAGTTTTTAAAGTGGATTTTAGATACTGATAAACTTGACCACAACAAAATGTTTAAACAAAACATTAAACCATTTGAAATATTATTCTTTCAAGTTGGAGCAGAAATATTAAAAAATATGTCAGGGTTTTTAGCAGTATCACCAAAAGCAGCAGTACAAAAAATTAGAAAAGAAATCACAACAGCATTAAAGGATTTACAAAAACCAGACAATGTAGAAAAATTATATAAATTAAGATTACAAATAGAAAAATTAGAAGCTATTGGTGGTTCAAGTGCAATAGTTCCAAGTGAAGGATTAGTATTCAAATACAAAGGGAATATCTACAAATTCACAGGGGCTTTTGCTCCGATTAACCAAATACTCGGTAGTTTAAAATTTTAAGGAGATAGGTTATGGCAGGCAGGTCAAAAGAAGCAGAAAGAGAAAACAAAGCATTAGCAGCTCTACTAAAAGGTGAAGAAGTAGAAAAAAGGTCGATAGTCGGATATACACCCGAGGTTGAAAATAAAGGTGGAGAAACAAGAAAGTCAGAATTAACTGACATTATGGCATCAGTAAGAATGCCTTGGTTTTGTCCAACTTGTAAAAAAGCAATGAAGAAAAGACTTGATGATAAGTTTTGGAGAATGATGGGACATTGTTTTGATTGTCAGATTGAAATTGAACACAAATTAAGAGTTAGTGGTGAGTATGAGGAATATGCAAGAAAGAAAGTTCTTGCTAATCAAATGGCACAACTAAAAGATTTAGAACAAAGTATAGATGACTTTGAAAAAACAGGCGGTAAGAAAGAATGGTATAATAATGTAGGTGTAAATACACCAATGTTAGAAGCAGACAAATGGGAAATGGGTAAAGAAAAATTTGAACAAACCATTCAAGAAGCAAGAGATTTTATTAGAGATAATAGAAAAAAAGTAGAAGAAGCACAACAACAACTAACAGGAGCAGAATAATGGGTAACATTATACAAATGATAATGAATCTATTTTTTGGCGGAAATAAAAAGAAAGAAGTCAAAGAGTTAGATAAAGCTATCAAAGTTAAAGACAATGAAGTTAAAGAACTTGAAAAAGAAGTAAAAGTTCTTGAAGCAAAGAAGAAAGTTAACAAAAAAGAAGTAGCTAAATTAAAAAGAAAAGTAACCACTACTAAAAAACAACTTGAAAAAGCATCAGAAGCAGTAAAAGAAGATAATGCTGACGACGCAGTAAAGTTTTTGAAGAAGTTTTCTAAATAATATATATTTATATATATGAGATATATTATATACATATTATTCGTAGGACTTTTGTTCGCACAAGATATCCAAGAACCTAAGACTTATTCTTTCACAGAAGAACAAGTATTGGGATTTACCAATGCAATTAAAGAATTGGAACTAAAAGATAGTTTAAATGTATCGTTAGTTGAAGATTATGAAGCTATGGTAAAGAGATTGGAAGCAACCGCAGTAATAGATTCTATGTTGATAGCAAACAAAACAACACAACTTACTTTACTAAAAGACACTAATAAACTACTTGAACAAAAAGTAAAACTTGTCCAACCTAAATGGTATGAGAATAAGTGGTTATACTTTACATTTGGAGTAGCATTGACTGCTACATCAGTTAAATTAGCAGGTCAGATAGTAGATTAATGGCAGAGCAAATAAAAGAAGTAATCAAACAAGAGTATGTGAAATGTGCACAAGACCCTGCATATTTTATGCAAAAGTATTGTATGATACAACACCCGATACGAGGAAAAATTCCCTTTGAATTGTATGACTTTCAAGATAAAGTAGTCAAAGAATTCCAAGAGCATCGTATGAATGTTATTCTGAAAGCTCGTCAGTTAGGTATTTCAACATTAACAGCTGGATATAGTTTGTGGATGATGACTTTCCAACAAGATAAAAACATCTTGGTAATTGCAACCAAACAAGAAGTAGCAAAAAACTTGGTAACGAAAGTTCGTGTTATGCACGCAAATCTACCGAGTTGGTTGAAACAAAGATGTGTGGAAGATAACAAATTAAATCTGAGATATCGTAATGGTTCACAGATTAAAGCAGTATCATCAGGTCCAGAAGCAGCTCGTTCAGAAGCTCTATCATTATTGATATTAGATGAGGCAGCATTCATTGATAAAATTGATGATATATGGACAGCAGCTCAATCCACTTTAACAACTGGTGGTCAATGTATTGCATTATCAACACCTAATGGTGTGGGTAATTGGTTCCATAAAACTTGGGTAGAGGCCGAAGAAGGTAGAGGATTATTCAATCCAATTAAATTGCATTGGACCGTACACCCCGACAGAGAAGAAAATTGGAGAAAAGAACAAGATACTTTACTTGGAATTGGAAGTGCAGCACAAGAGTGTGATTGTGACTTCTTAACTTCTGGTACTGGTGTGATTGACGCAACACTATTGGAAAATTTGAGAAAAAATCATTGTAAAGACCCATTAGAAAAACGAGGTATCGATAGTAATATGTGGGTTTGGGAATCAGCAAATTACAACAAAGATTATATTGTATGCGCTGATGTTGGTCGTGGAGATAGTGCAGACTATTCTGCTTTTCACATTATTGAATTGGAAAGTTTAACTCAGGTAGCAGAATACAAAGGTAGAATAAATACTAAAGATTTTGGAAATATGTTGGTTTCCGTAGCAACAGAATATAATGATGCTCTACTTATAGTAGAGAACAATAATATTGGTTGGGCAACAATACAACAAATTATAGATAGGGATTATCCTAATCTATTTTATACAAGTAAAGACTTACAATATGTTGATGTTCAACACCAAGTGACGAACAAACATTATAGTGAAGAAAGGAAAATGGTTGCTGGTTTTTCAACGACTTCTAAGACCAGACCACTAATTATTAGTAAGTTAGAAGAATTTTTTAGAGAGGAAAGTGTAGTGGTTCGTAGTAATCGTTTGATTGATGAACTACAAACTTTTGTCTACATAAATAACAGAGCAGAAGCAATGCGAGGATACAATGATGACCTTGTAATGTCTTTTGCTATTGGACTTTGGGTTCGTGATACAGCATTAAGATTACGAACACAAGGTGTGGAATTAACAAGAAAGACATTGTCTAAAATGATGGACAATGAAGGTTTATACACCAATGATGACGTTAATAAAAACGATAGTTGGGAGTGGGAAACAGGTAAAGAAAAAGAGTCCTTAGACTGGCTCTTATAAAGTGAGGTAAAAAATGGCAGATAAATCATTATTCGGAAGACTACAACGATTATTCAGTACAAATGTAATTGTAAGGAATGTCGGTGGTAAGAAATTAAAGATAGCCGATACAGACCAAGTACAAAAACAAGTAAAGTCACACTTGGTTGATAGATATTCTAAACTACATACTAACTTAGATTTAGTCGGAACAGGTTATTCTACCGTTCATCAAGTGATGGCGGCAAGGTTAGCATTATTTAAAGATTATGAATCAATGGATTCCGACCCAATCATATCAAGTGCATTGGACATATATTCAGACGAATCAACTATGAAAGGTGAATACGGACAAGTCATAGATATCAAAACTGACAATGAAAACATTAAAGAAATTTTAAACAATTTATTTTATGACATTATGAACATTGAGTTCAATTTATGGCCTTGGGTTCGTAATATGGTTAAGTACGGAGACTTCTTTTTACACTTAGACATTAGTGAAAAATACGGGATTACAAATGTAGTTCCATTGTCACCTTATGAAGTCATAAGAGCAGAGGGAGAAGACCCAGAAAATCCTTACTATACTAAGTTTTATTTAGAAAGTATTGAAGGAGCACATCCTTACTTTGGTCAAAAGTCAAATAAAGGAAAAATAGAATTTGAAAACTTCCAAATAGCACACTTCAGATTAGCAAACGATAGTAATTTCTTACCTTACGGAAAATCTATGGTGGAGTCTACAAGAAAGATTTGGAAACAATTAACTTTAATGGAAGACGCTATGTTGATTCACAGAATTATGAGAGCACCTTCTAAACGAGTATTCAAAATTGATATCGGAAATATACCACCAGCAGAAGTTGACAATTATATGCAAAGAATCATCAACAAGATGAAGAAAACACCTATTATGGATGAGTCAACGGGTGAGTATAATTTGAAATATAATATGCAAAACTTAACAGAAGACTTCTTTATGCCAGTTCGTGGTGGAGATAGTGGAACTGAAATAAGTGAGTTGAGTGGTATTGATTATGATTCAACCGAAGACATTGAATATTTGAAAAACAAATTATTAGCATCACTAAGAGTTCCGAAAGCATTCTTAGGGTTTGATGAAAATGTCGGTGGTAAAGCAACATTAGCAGCAGAAGATGTAAGATTTGCCAGAACCATAGAAAGAATACAAAGAATTATCGTATCCGAGTTAACAAAAATCGCAGTTGTTCACTTGTATTCACAAGGATATACGGACGCAGACTTAGTAAACTTTGAATTGGAGTTAGCAAGTCCTTCAACAATGTATGAACAAGAGAAGATTGAATTGTTTGGACAGAAGGTAAGTTTAGCTCGTGATATGATACAAGATAAAATTTTACCTTATGAGTGGGTATATGATAACATATTTAATTTCTCAGATAAACAAAAAGTAGAAATTGAAAATCAAATCATTGAAGACCAAAAACAGAAATTCAGACACTCACAGATTGAAATGGAAGGTAATGACCCAATGTCTTCAGGAGAGTCAATTGGAACACCAAGTGATATGGCAGCCGTTGGTATCGGTGCAGATGATACTGCAACACCACCCGATACAGCAGCAGGTTCTATATTTGACCCATTTGATAGTGGAGAAGATGAAAGACCAGAAGATGAACAAGGTGGTAGACCACAGGAAATGAACAAACCATTCAAAGATAGTGGAGCAAGAGGTCGTGACCCATTAGGGAAGCAAACGAAGAATCGTAGACCACTTGCATTAGCACACTTTGATGCTTTGAAAAACACAATGGGTAAAAAGTCAAAAGATATAATTAATGAAACTAAAAAAGTAGATGAATTAGAAAAAGAGTATAATGAATATAAAGAAGAAAAAGGTAAGGAATAATAACCGATTTCTTGAAAGTTTTATATTTATTATTGATAAAAAGTAAAAAATAGTTGGAGCTCAAATGTCTTTAAATGTTAAACATAACAAGATAAAGAACACTGCTATTCTTTATGAATTGTTGTCTCGTCAAATAACGGCTGACGTGATTAATGATTCAAATAGTCCTAAATCGGTAAAGATTTTTAAAGAATTCTTTAATAAGAACACCGAATTAGGTAAAGAATACGCACTTTATCAAGTATTATTAGAAAAGAAGTACAAAAATGATTCGCATGCCGCAACATTAGTTGAAGCAGTGATTAAAAGTCGTAGAAAATTGTCTAATCGTAGATTAAATAACGAAAAGTACAATTTAATTAAAACAATTAAAGAGAATTATGATATAAAAGAGTTCTTTAATACGAGAATACCTAATTTTAAAATTATGGCTTCAATATATAAAGTGTTCGGTACAGAAACCGGCAAAGAAGATTTTGGACCAGTTCAAAAAACCAATTCAGTAATAACTATAACTGAGCATATTGTCAGTAGTGGTAAAAAAGTATATAAATCTAATAAGATTACTGAAACCTATAAAGAACAAGATAAAGATTTAAGATTATTGAGTTATCAGTTATTAGTTGATAAGTTTAATTCTAAGTATAAATCTTTAAATGAAAGTCAAAAGAACTTATTGAAAGAATATATCAATAATGTATCCAATACAAATTCATTAAAAGAATTTATCGATAATGAAGTAGTAAAAATCAAAAAAGCTCTAACAAACTTACTACCAAAAGTCAATGATAAAATTACAAAGATTAAATTATCAGAAGCGATTGACTACACAGACACCGCTACAAAAGGAAAAATCGTGAAAGACAAACACGTGGTTGCATTGATGAGATATTACGAACTAATTAAGGAAATCAAAAATGTCCAGACGCGTCAAAGTAAGTAAATTAAAAGAAGCTATTCGTCATCTTGTTTTACGAGAATTAAACGAACAAGATAACAAACCAGAACATTTCGGTGGTGGTGAAAACATTGATATCTTAGGATTTCAAACCAAACATTTTGATATCTGCAAGTCCGCAGTTATTCTTTACAATAAATTAATGGAAAAAGAACTCAATGATGAAGCAAAAGAATTAGTCATTAGTTCAGCAAAAGAGTTGGACCACATCTTTGAAATGGAAAAACAAGTCGTTAATGGTGAAGAAGTAGACCACGACCCAGTTGAACACGGAATTGAATTAACAAATATTATATCGTTTCAATTAGGTAGAGTTGCAGAAATGATTGGTGAGGATTTTGAAAGAGATACAAACTTTATCAAAATGCACGTTATGGAAATCGTCAAAAGACACAAAAGAGAAGTAGACGAAGTATCAACAACAGGAACAGCTGGAACTTATCCAGGTGGACCAGGTCATTACTTCACACCAATGGCATTTAGTGGTGGTAGAAAAAAAGATAAAAAGAAAAGAAAAAAAATAGCGACTGCCGGTGGATACAAACCAGTAAATGAAGTTACTAAACAAGAAGTTAGTGCATTACAAAAACTTCATAAAAATTTAGAGAAACTTCAAAAAGATTATTTCAAGATTGCTAAAATGGGCGATAAAACACTTGTAGATAGAGAATACAACGAGTATTATGAAACTATCCTAACATCTAAAAAAGAAATAGGAAAACTTGCACAATTTTTAAAAACAAAACAAATGTTAGGTGAGGGTCGTTATCACGAATATAGAAACGACGAATCCCTAACACCAAAACAAAAAATTGGTCGTTCAATGAGAGAAATCAGAGACGCATTAAACGAATTAGACAGAACCGTAAAGATGAATCTTAAATTAAAAACAGAATTAAAAATAAAGTCAGAAGACTATTGGAAAAATACACACAAAGCATTGACCAAGATTTCAGAAAGATTAGTCAAGATGGCAAACAAAGTAGGAAATTTAAAATGAAAAATTTAAAAGAACAATACGAAAGATATTTTGGTAAATTAACTGAGAGAGCTAAAACTTCAGACTCAGATG